AAAATGATGCTATGCATTACGCTGTTGGACAGCAGGTTTACGGGGGTCATACTATATCAGCTATACTACATAATCAAGAAAACAACTCTTACAGTATATTTATAAAAAAAGAAAACGAGATAATGCCATGGAAAAAGTTTAATTCTAACATGGCTATATCTGTTGAGTATGATTTAGAATATTGATGAGAAGTTTATATGATTTTATTATCAAGCCTTTTGGTGATAGATACAAAAACGAAAAAAAGATTGGTGATAAAACTTTAATTTTAAATACTAAAATAGAAAGTTGGAAATCTGTAAACAATTTAGCTATTGTTGTAGAAACGCCAAAAGCTTTTAAAACAAATATAAAAAAAGGAGATATAATAGTAGTACATCAAAATGTATTTAGAGTATTTTATGATATGAAAGGTGTTAAAAAAAATAGTAGATCATTTTTTAAAGATGGGTTATATTTTTGTGCTATTGATCAAATATATTTGTATAAGAACACAGGGGATTGGCAATCATTTGGAAACAGATGTTTCGTAATGCCTTTAAAAAATAAAGACTCTTTAAAGCTAGATAAAGAACAAAAGCTTATTGGTATATTAAAATATGGTAATAAGTCCTTAGAAGCGCTTAAAATAGTCCCAGGGGATGTAGTAGGCTTCACGCCTAACAGTGAATGGGATTTTGTTATAGATGAGCAAAGAGTTTATTGTATGAAATCTAATGATATTGTAATTAAGTATGAACACGAAGGAAACGAAGAAGAGTATAATCCTAGCTGGGCAAAAAGCAGTTGAAGAATTAATTAAAGTAGCTAAAGAGGCTATTGTTGATTCAGGTGATGATATAACAGCTGATAGATTAAAAAATGCTGCGGCTACAAAAAAATTAGCTATATTCGATGCTTTCGAAATACTTACTAGAATAGAAGCAGAAGAAGCTTTGTTGAATGATAATCCAAAAGAAGTAAAAGAAGAAAAAGCTTTTAGAGGATTTGCAGAAGGAAGATCTAGGTAATGTATAAGCAAACATTATACCATGTTGTCAAAGATGCTATAAAACCTAAAGTTTTAAGTAGACTAAATAGATATAAGAAATGGGAGTACGGTTACAATAAAGAATATGATTTTGTTGTAATAAGTAAAACCGGGGAAATAGGAGAGATATATAATATACAAGGATTAAGAATAGCTTTACCTAAAGAAAAAGATATAAAAGAGTTTTCAACTAATAAATGGGAACATACAGAATATCCTAAAGAATTAAAAAGAATTAAATCAGTATTTGACTGGGATGAATATCCCGTTGAATTTAAAGAAAAATGGTATGACTATATTGACACAGAGTTTAAAAGGCGTGAAGATGGTTTTTGGTTTATTAATAAAGACAAGCCTACTTATATTACTGGTACTAACTACATGTACCTGCAGTGGTCCAAGATTGACGTTGGGCAGCCAGACTTTAGGGAATCAAACAGATTATTCTATTTATTCTGGGAAGGCTGTAAGGCAGATCAACGGTGTTACGGAATGTGTTATCTTAAGAACAGACGGTCAGGTTTCTCTTTCATGGCATCAGGCGAAACGGTTAATCAGGCAACAATATCCACAGATTCAAGATTTGGCATTTTATCAAAGTCCGGGCCAGACGCCAAAAAGATGTTTACTGATAAGGTCGTACCCATTTCAGTTAATTACCCCTTCTTCTTCAAACCAATCCAGGACGGTATGGACAGGCCGAAGACAGAGCTCGCGTACAGGGTACCGGCGTCGAAGTTTACCAGAAAGAAACTTGACACCAACGAGAAACTTAAGGAGATCTCCGGGCTCGACACCACGATCGACTGGAAGAACACAGGGGACAACTCGTACGACGGTGAAAAATTAAAACTATTAGTACACGATGAAAGTGGCAAGTGGGAAAAACCCACAAATATATTAAACAACTGGAGGGTAACTAAAACTTGTTTAAGATTAGGATCTAGAATTATAGGCAAGTGTATGATGGGATCAACATCAAACGCATTAGACAAAGGAGGGGCTAACTACAAGAAATTATATTATGATTCAGACGTTAACAAAAGAAACGCCAATGGACAGACTCGTTCAGGACTCTATTCTTTGTTCATACCTATGGAATGGAACTACGAAGGATACATTGATTCTTATGGCTTACCTGTATTCAATACACCAAAAAAACCGGTTGAAGGACCTCAAGGAGATTTAATTGATACGGGCGTAATAGAGTATTGGCAAAACGAAGTTGAGGGGTTGAAAGAAGATCAAGACGGTCTTAATGAATTTTATCGTCAGTTTCCAAGAACAGTAGAACATGCTTTCAGAGACGAAGCTAAAGAATCTTTATTTAACCTAGCTAAAATATATGAGCAAATAGATTATAATGCTGATTTAAAAAATACCGCTGTTATAACTACAGGTAGTTTTCAATGGCAAGATGGTGTTAAAGATTCTAGAGTTATATTTATACCAAATAAAGATGGTAGATTCAAAGTGTCTTGGGTGCCACCAATTGAGCTGCAAAACCGAATGATAATTAAAAATGGTAAGAAATATCCAGGAAACGAGCATTGCGGCGCTTTTGGGTGTGATAGTTATGATATATCAGGTACTGTAGATGGAAGAGGATCTAATGGCTCTTTGCATGGCTTAACAAAATTTAGTATGGAAAATGTTCCTCCGGATCATTTCTTTTTAGAATATATAGCAAGACCACAAACTGCAGAAATATTTTTTGAAGATGTATTGATGGCTTGCGTATTTTATGGTATGCCAATATTAGCCGAGAATAATAAGCCTAGATTACTGTATCATTTTAAAAGAAGAGGCTATAGGGGATACTCTATGAATAGACCTGATAAATTAAAGCTTTCCGTAACAGAAAGAGAAATAGGTGGAATACCTAATTCAAGTGAAGATATAAAACAAGCACATGCGGCAGCTATAGAAACATACATAAATACCAGAGTAGGATTACTAGAAACAGGGTATGGAAATATGTATTTTCAAAGAACATTAGAGGATTGGGCAAGATTTAATATAAACAATAGAACGAAGCATGATGCCTCTATAAGTTCAGGATTAGCATTAATGGCTTGCAATAAAAATAGATATATACCTAGAGCTAAAGTAGAATATAAAGCTATAGATTTAGGTATTAAACGATACGACAATAAAGGCGGTATGTCTAAAATAATAAAATAAATGATAATACAGACTAACACTAACAGTTCATTTCCAAGCCAGGTAGTAAGCGAGGCTGAAAAATCTAGCTTAGATTATGGTATACAAGTAGGTAGAGCTATAGAAGGAGAATGGTTTCAAGAGGGAAGAGCTGGAAATAGATACGTTCAATCTTACGCTACCTTTCATAGGTTAAGATTATACGCTAGGGGTGAACAAAGTGTTCAAAAATATAAAGATGAATTATCAATAAACGGAGACTTATCTTATCTTAATTTAGATTGGAAACCTGTTGCTGTTATATCTAAATTTGTAGATATTGTTGTTAACGGAATGGCTAACAAATCTTATGATATTACGACATTTGCACAAGATCCTTTTTCTGTTAAGAGCAGAACAGATTACGCGGCTGCTATTGAAAAAGACATGAATGCTAAACCTATGCTTGAAAATATAAAGCAAGAATTAGGGATGGATATGGCTCGAACTGGAAATTTAGAAGATCTTCCAGAAAGCAAAGAGGAATTAGATATTCACATGCAAATGACTTACAAACAGAATGTTGAAATAGCAGAAGAAGAGGTTATTAATAATGTTTTAGCGTTTAATAAATATGATCAAACTAAAGCAAGAGTTGCTTACGATTTAGCTGTTTTAGGTATAGGAGCAGTAAAAACAAGATTTGATTTAAGCGAAGGTATTAAAATTGATTATGTTGACCCCGCTCGTATAGTTTATTCATACACGGAAGATCCAAATTTTGAAGACATATATTATGTAGGAGAAGTTAAAGCTATAAGTATTCCTGAATTAAAAAAACAATTTCCGGATATACCAGATGAAGAGCTTCAAAGAATACAAAATATGCCAGGCAATTCTCAATACGTTACTGGTTGGGCAAATTATGATCAAAACACTGTGCAGGTTATGTACTTTGAGTACAAGACTTATGTTGATCAAGTGTTTAAAATAAAGAAAACAGATCAAGGCTTAGAAAAAACATTAGAAAAACCTGACACCTTTAATCCACCAGAAAATGATAATTTTGATAGAGTATCTAGATCTATAGAAGTTTTATATACTGGAGCTAAAGTTCTTGGAAACAATTACATGCTGGAGTGGAAGATGGCAGAAAATATGACCCGACCTACCGCGGATACAACTAAAGTAAATATGAATTACTGTATATCTGCGCCTAGAATGTATAAGGGTAGAATAGAATCTTTAGTAAGTAAAATTACAGGTTTTGCTGATATGATTCAATTAACCCATTTAAAATTACAACAAGTAATGTCTAGAATAGTACCAGATGGTGTATTCTTAGATATGGATGGTTTAGCTGAAGTTGATTTAGGTAATGGAACTAATTATAATCCAGCGGAAGCATTAAATATGTATTTCCAAACTGGTTCTATTGTTGGTAGATCACTCACGCAAGATGGTGAATTAAATAGAGGTAAAGTTCCTATTCAAGAATTGTCATCGTCATCGGGACAAGCTAAAATACAAAGTTTAATTGGTACGTATCAATATTATCTTCAAATGATAAGAGACGTAACTGGTTTAAACGAGGCAAGAGATGGTAGTGCCCCAGACAAAGATGCTTTACTTGGATTACAAAAAATGGCCGCTAACGCCTCTAACACAGCTACAAAACATTTACTAGAGTCGTTATTATACTTAACAGTTAGAACTTGCGAAAATGTAAGTTTAAAAGTAGCGGATTTAATTCAAAACCCTTTAACTGAAAATTCTTTAATAAATTCCATAAGTACATTTAATGCTGAAACGTTGGAAGAACTAATGAATTTACAATTGCATGATTTTGGTATTTATATTCAATTAGAGCCTGAAGAAGAAGAAAAAGCTTTGCTTGAGCAAAACATTCAAATGGCCTTGCAAACAGGAACAATTGCTTTATCTGATGCAATAGATATACGAGAAATAAAAAATACTAAATTAGCTAATCAATTCATAAAACTAAGACAAACACAAAAAATTAAAAGAGAACAAGAGCAGCAGCAAGCAAATATTCAAGCTCAAGCTCAAGCCAATGCTGAATCTGCAGAAAAAGCGGCTATGGCAGAAGTTCAAAAACAACAAGCATTAACTCAGGAGAAAGTTAGTATTGAACAAGCTAAATCACAATTTGAAATACAAAGAATGCAGACAGAGGCTCAAATAAAAAGAGAGCTAATGGCTGAAGAGTTTCAATACAATATACAACTAGCTCAGGCTCAAATGGGTGCAACAAAAGCAAAAGAGCAAGAAATTGAAGATAGAAAAGATCAAAGAATAAAATTACAAGGAACACAACAATCCGAACTAATACAACAAAGACAAACAGAAGGATTACCTAAGAATTTTGAATCATCAGGTAATGATGTTCTGGGTGGTTTTGGACTAGAAGAGTTTGGCCCTAGTTAAAATTGCAAACAATTATTTAATTATATTATATTATGTCAGAAACAAAAACAAATGAACCTGTTAAGCAGGAAGGAGACTTTAGTTTAAAAGGAAAATCCAAAAGACCAAAACAATTATCAAACAAAGCGCCTGAAATAGTAAAGGTTAATATTAAAGAACCTTTAGTAAATTTAGAGCCAGATGTAACAAAAGTTGTTATATCTAAAGACGAATTAAAACAAGAAGCGAATGCCATTCAAGAGCAAAGCACAGAGAGCGGCGTGTTACATACAGAACAACCCAAAGTGGGATTGCAAGAAGTGGGACAAGGAAACTCAGGGCCCATTGAAGATGTTAAAGAAGATTTGCCGCTGCAAGAAATAACTGAAGAAGTAAAGCAAGTAGTTCAAGAAGCAAAAGAAGCAGTAAGAGATGAAAAAATTTTAGGTAAGCCTTTACCAGAAAACGTTGAAAAGCTAGTTGCTTTTATGGAGGATACTGGAGGAACTGTTGAAGACTACGTTAGACTAAATGCAGACTATTCTTCTGTTGATGATAAAACACTATTAAAAGAATACTATAAAAAAACAAAACCTTATTTAGAATCAGATGACGTTAGCCTACTATTAGAAGACTACGATTACGATGAAGATATAGACGAGGAAAGAGATATACGCAAGAAAAAAATTGCGTTTAAAGAAGAAGTTGCAAAAGCTAAAAACTTTTTGGAAGAAACCAAGAGTAAATATTACGACGAAATCAAGTTGAGACCCGGCGTAACTCAGGAACAACAAAAAGCTATGGATTTTTTCAACCGTTACAATGAAGATCAAGAAACAGCTACTAGGCAGCATGAGGATTTTAAATCTCAAACTAATAACTATTTCAATAACGAATTCAAAGGTTTTGAATTTAATGTTAGTGGAAAAAAGTTTAGGTATGGAGTACAGGATCCAAGTAAAGTCGCAGAAGACCAGTCTAACATTAACAACTTTGTAGGAAAGTTTCTAAACAAAGAAGGTAAAGTAACAGACACTAAAGGTTATCACAAAGCTTTGTTTATGGCATCTAATGCAGATACTATTATCAATCACTTTTATGAGCAAGGGAAATCAGATGCTACCAAAGATATTATAGGTAAATCTAAAAACCCAAGCGCACAACCTAGACAGGTGCAAGAAGGTAAATTTATTAATGGTTTAAAGGTTAGGTCTATAAGCGGTCAAGATTCTTCAAGATTAAAAATAAAAACAAAAAAATTTAACTAAAAAATTATTATTATGAGTTTAAGTCCTCAATTTGGTAGTTTAATCCCTTCGCAGTCGCAAGAGATTTTAAACAGTAACTACCTACAATTTAACGGTGGTGCAGGAGCTGGCGATACAAACACGTTCGCTCAACAGTATTTACCAGAAATTTATGAACAAGAAGTAGAGCGTTATGGAAACAGAACGTTATCTGGATTCTTAAGAATGGTTGGCGCTGAAATGCCAATGACAAGTGATCAAGTAATTTGGTCTGAACAAAACAGATTACATATATCTTATCAAGGTGTTGGAGTTGTAAATGGTGCTGTTGGTACGACTAGTACTATTACATTATTCGCTCCTGGAACAGCTGGATTACAGAATGTTATTTCAATCAATGATACTATTGTATTTTTAAATCCTGCAACAGGAGAAGAAAGCAAAGCATTAGTAACTGATTCTGGAGCTTACGCTGGATCTCTTATTGCTGCAACTGATATTGTAGTACAGCCTTTTGATAATGTTCAAATAACTGCAGCTCTAGCAGCGGTTGGATGTAAAGTGTTTGTATACGGTTCTCAATACCAAAAAGGTCAAAGCATGGATGGTGCTTTTGCTGCAGGTGGAGCGAATCAAGGGCGTATCTCTGTTGAGCCTCAATTAACTCAATTTTCTAACTCTCCTATCATATTAAGAAGCCAATACGTAGTAAATGGTTCTGATATGGCACAAATCGGATGGGTAGAAGTTGCGACTGAAGATGGAACATCAGGATACTTATGGTATTTAAAAGCTCAATCTGAAACTAGATTACGTTTTGAAGACTATTTAGAAATGAGTATGGTAGAAGCTGAGTATAATCAATTACCTGCTGTACCAACAACATCTCCAGGATCTGAAGGTTTATTCTCTGCTATTCAAACACGTGGAAACGTAGAAGTAGGATTTACTGCTGCTGCTGGTTTAGATGAATTTGATGCTATTTTAAAGAACTTAGATACTCAAGGAGCTATCGAAGAAAACATGTTATTCTTACAAAGACAAACATCTTTGGACTTTGACGATATGTTAGCTTCTATTTCTGGTGGATTCGCTGGAGGTACTGCTTTTGGATTATTTGAAAATTCTGAGGAAATGGCTTTAAATTTAGGTTTCTCTGGTTTCAGAAGAGGTTCTTACGACTTCTACAAAACTGACTGGAAATACTTAAACGATGCATCAACTCGTGGAGGAATCAATGGTATCAACTCTGTTGAAGGAGTATTAGTACCTGCTGGAACTTCTACAGTTTATGATCAAGTATTAGGAACTAACATCAGAAGACCTTTCTTACACGTAAGATATAGAGCTTCTCAATCAGATGATAGAAGAATGAAATCTTGGTTAACTGGTTCTGCTGGTGGTGCTGCAACATCTACTTTAGATGCTATGGAAGTAAACTTCCTATCTGAAAGATGTTTGATCACTCAAGCTGCTAACAACTTTGTATTATTCAAAGGAATCTAAGGATTCAAAATTAATGTAATATTACCCTCGTAATAACTACGGGGGTAATTATTACTTTTATACGACGATAGCCTACTACTATTAATATATACTAGCTATTGTCACACTTACAAATTATTTAATTATATTATATTATGGCTGCAAAAAAAGCACCAGCAAAGAAAGTTGAGGTTGCTCCTCAGCAAGAAGTAGTGGTAGAAACCCCTACGAAAAAACAACCAACAAAACCAAGTTGGGAAATAAAAGATAGAGTATACTATTTAAAAGGTAATAAATCACCTTTAACTTTAACAATACCAGGTAAACATACAAAGAAACATTCTTTGTTATATTTTGATTCTAAAACTGGAAAGCAAAGAGAAATAAGATATGCTACAAATCAAGACTCACCATTAGTTGATGAGCAAAAAGGAGAATGCACTTTAGGTCACATTAGATTTTCAGATGGAACTTTAAAAGTTAGCAAAGAACAAAAAAACTTACAACTATTGTTAAGCCTGTATCATCCTTTAAAAGGAAAATTATACGAAGAGTTTAGCGCTGTTGAACAAGCTGAAGATGATTTAGATATTTTATTCTTACAAAACGATGCTGTAAACGCGGCTAGAGATATAGATATTGACCAGGCTGAAGCAATAATGAGAGTTGAAATTGGATCTGAGGTTGGTAACATGAGTTCTAAGGAGCTTAAAAGAGACTTGCTTATGTTTGCTAGAAGAAATCCTGCTTTGTTTATAGAACTTGCTAATGATGAAAATGTACATCTTAGGAATGTAGCTATTAGAGCTCAAGAAGCTGGAATAATAGTTTTATCACAAGATCAAAGAACATTCACTTGGGGATCTAATGGAAGAAAACTAATGACAGTTCCTTTCGATGAAAATCCTTATTCTGCTATGGCTGCTTATTTTAAGACCGATGAGGGTGTTGAAGTATTCAGATCTGTAGAGAAAAACTTAGATTAACATGTAATGATATAATATACCGGCTGCATTAAGTGGTCGGTTATATTATAATAAAAAAAACAAAATAATGGCTATAAACGTAGATTTAGTTTATAAAACTGTGTTGCTAATACTTAATCAGCAACAAAGAGGGTACATAACTCCAGACGAATTTAATAAAGTTGGTAATCAAGTTCAGTTAGGTATATTTGAAAAATATATGAGCGATCTTAACCAGCAACTACGTATACCAGAAAACGATAGCGAATATGCTAACAGAGTAAAAAATCTAGAAGAAAAACTAGATATTTTTAAAAGAATAGGTACAGCAACTTTTGCTACGCCTTATTTTAACTTACCAACAACTTCCACTACTGCAACATCTACTCAAACATTTACAGTACCGGCTTTACCAAATCCAGCTACAAATACAATATATAATGTAACTAACTGGTCTCCTTCACAATCACAAAATGCTTTAATTAAAGTTTTTAAAAATGGAGTACTACAAACATCTCCAGCACAATATTCTTTTAACACAACATCAAATAACATAACTTTTGTTACTGCTCCTGCTATTAATGATATTATAATAGCGGAATTATATCCATCTGATTTTTACAGACTAGGTACAGTTATATACAAAAATGATACCTTAGTTCAAATGGTAGAACGTAATGAATTTTATTTAATTCAAAGATCGCCATTAACAGCGGCTACAAAAGTTCAGCCTATATTTTTATATGAAGATGAAAAGCTACAAGTTTTTCCTACAACTATAACTTCTGATATCAGTGTTTCTTATATAAAGAAACCTAATCAACCACAATGGGGATATTCTATTGGATCTTTAGGTCAATTCTTATATAATCCATCATCATCTACAAATTTTGAACTTCATGTATCAGAGCAAGTAGATCTAATAACAGGTATATTATTGTACTCAGGAGTTATAATACAAGATCCTACTATAATACAAGTAGCATCGCAACAAATACAACAAGAAGACATAAACGAAAAATCATAATAACACATGGGATTAATAACTGAAAGTAATCAGCAGTACTATGCAGGCTCTCAAAGGTTTCTATCTGCAGCCGGTCTTGGCCAGTCATTTACAACTACATTTGATACTGAGTTAGTTTTAGGTAGCAGTGATCCTTTACAGACTAACTATGCTTTAAATAATTTTAAACTATATACCGCTGCGCCAGGTGTTTTAACATATACCGAGTACGTGTTACCATACACAGTTGCTAATAACGTAATAACTATAGATGGAAACTTAGCAGCTAATACAAGTATAGTAGTTCAATTAAAATCTTTAAACGGAGGTCAATACGGGAACAGAGATGCTTTTGGTCAAGCTGTTGAAGACAATTACGATAGTTATTCTTATATAAAACTTAGAGATATTATAAATAACTTTCAGGTAGCTTATGTAGGTACTGGTAAATTAATACCAAGCTGCAAAAGAACCGACATTATATTTCATGCTAAAAGAGGTTTACAGGAATTTAGTTATGATACATTAAATAGTATAAAGTCTCAAGAGTTAAACATCCCCCCTAGTTTAAGCGTTGTTATACCTCAAGACTATGTAAATTATGTTAAGATGTCATGGATAGATCATTTAGGTGTAAAAAGACCTATATATCCAGCTAACAATTTAACTATAAATCCTTTTTCAACACCATTACAAGATAATTTAGGCTTACCTACCCAAGATAATTTTGGCGAAAATCTAGAAGGAACTTCAATAACAGAAGAAAGATGGGCTAAGGCTAATGATAACTTAATAAACGGTAGGGAAATTATTGACAATGCTTATATTGCTTTTGATGCTTATGGTAGATTTAATGGAATAGACGGAGCTCTTGGTCAACAGTATGGGTTAGATCCTCAATATTCCCAAATCAACGGATGGTTTGGTATAAATCACAGAGAAGGAAAGTTTTCTTTTTCAAGTAACTTAGCTAATAAGTTGATAGTGTTGGAATACATTTCTGATGGATTAGCTTACGATGAAGACACTAAAGTACCAAAGATGGCTGAAGAAGCCTTATATGCTCATATAAGCCACGCTATTGTAGCTTCCAGAATAAATCAACCTGAATATATAGTTAGAAGATTAAAGCAAGAAAGAAGCTCTAAATTAAGAAATGCTAAAATAAGATTATCAAACATTAAGCTTGACGAAATAGTTCAAACAATGAGAGGTAAATCTAAATGGATTAAACACTAAAATTAAATGGCTGAAGTTAAAAATACTTTTCTTAAGGGGAAAATGAACCAAGATCTTGACTCTCGTATTGTGCCTAATGGTGAATATAGAGAAGCTAGAAACTTATCTATAAGTAGATCAGAAGGGTCTACAGTGGGTGAGTTTGAAAATGTTTTAGGTAATATAGCTATATCTAGTTTAACCTCTATAGGAGCGCCTGCTACAACAGAAATAATTGGTAAACTTATTGATGAGAATTCAAACATGGCTTACTTTATGGCTACTGATTGGAATCCAGGTGATGAATCTAGGGCTCCAGGAACAGCTAAGTGTTATATAGTAAGTGTAGACCTGTCTTCAACAAACCCCCCTTTAATACTGGTTCAAGGTAGTTTTTTAAATTTTAATCAAGGGTACATAATAACTGGTATAAATTTAATTGAAAATTTATTGTTTTGGACAGACAATTTAAACCAACCAAGAAAAATAAATGTTTCTTTAGCAACTAGTAATTCATCTCATTACACAACAGAAGATCAAATATCTGTAGCTAAATATGCTCCCTTTGAGCCAATACTAGCTATGGAGAGGGTGCAAACAACTTTAAATGGGGACGTTACAGCTTCCGATACTATAGTTGTAGCAGATTCTACCGGTATAAAAGTAGGTGATATTGTTACTGATAAAGTAAAACTTGGTGCACAACAAATATTAGAATTAGTTACAGTTATAGGAAAACCTGCTGTAGATCCGCTAGCTATTCCTCCTGTTGCAGCAAACACATTAACATTATCTATTCCTGTTACTATAATAGATGGTACTCCTTTAGATTTCAGCAGACCTTCTATGACTAATAAGAATAGATTATTTATGTCTAATCATTCTTCAGGTGCTGTAACAATTATTCCTTCTCCGGCTTTACCAACACCTAATCCAATAACAGCTGTATACACTATAAGCGCAACCGGAGCTGATGTTGATTTTTTATACAGCGGTAATAACGGAATACCTAAAGTAGGTGATTTAGTTAGTGGGCCAGGAATAGATCCTGATACTAGAGTTTCTTTTGTTGAGGTGCTAGACAATGACGCGGTCACACCTTCACAATCTATATCTATAAAACTAAATAAAGAAACTACAACTGCTGATTCAGATGTTATATCAATAAGCGATAACCCTGATTATGACGCTAATTGGAAAGGTGATGAAAATTTTTTAGAGGATAAGTTTGTAAGGTTTAGTTATAGGTTTAAATTTGAAGATAACGAATATTCTTTAATGGCGCCTTTTAGCCAACCTATGTTTATACCAAAACAATACAGTCAATTTGGCGGAGGCTTGTTATCTCCTACAGAAGATATGGATGACGCTTATAAATCTACTATAGTTGCTTGGTTTGAAAATAACATAAACAATATATTGCTAAGAATTCCAGTAATGGAAGATACACCAGAAAATTTAATCAGTAACTTTAAAATAACAGATATTGATATATTATATAAAGAGTCTGACGCTTTAGCGGTAAAAGTACTTGAAACAGTACAATTGTCTAATCCATCACCTACCTTTTCCTCAATAGCATTTCACGATGCTATTCACGGTATAAATACTAAATACTTTTTAGACTACGATTATAGCTCTACGAAGCCATATAAAACATTACCCAGCAATCAAGTAACTAGGGTATCAGATAGAGTTCCAGTAAGAGCTCTTGCTCAAGAAGTTATAGGTAACAGAATAGTTTATGGAAATTACTTAGACAGACACACGGGGCCGAACTCAATAGCTTTTAGCGCAAACGCTAGTAACAAATCTATAAAGTTTGATAATTATACTCAATTCCCAAAACATCAATTAAAACAAAACAGAACGTATCAAGTAGGCTTTGTACTTTCAGACAGATACGGTAGACAATCAGATGTTATTTTATCATCTTATGACAATGTTCCGGGCATATCGGGATCTACTGTTTTTAATCCTTACAATAACTTAGCCGAGCAAACCGCTACCCCAATTTTAGATTGGCTAGGAGATGCTTTAGTAGTTACTTTAAATGAAGCTGTACAGTCAACCTACAATCCAGCTACAGGAACTCCTGGTATATATTCTATTGATAATCCTTTAGGTTGGTTTTCTTACAAAATAGTAGTAAAGCAAACAGAACAAGAATATTATAATGTTTATTTACCTGGTTTTGTTAACGGCTATCCTGTTACTGAAAATAATGAAAGAAATAAAAGTTTTTTCACAACTCTTTTAGGTGACAATGTAAATAAAATACCTAGAAATCTAAAGGAAGTAGGCCCTAATGATAGAGATTTCGGAAGTGATGAAGGTCTATATATTAGAGTTAATAATCCGCTTATAAATAATAAAAGCGGTGCAATATATCCAAAAACTGAAGCATGGAACGCTCAGTACTATCCAGCTGGAATAGAGCAAGAGGTTATACAAATAGCTACAGTCAGAGACATGGAAATACAAGCTATACCTTTCAAGCCAGACGCGCAAAAAGGAGAGTATGGAGAATCTAAGATATTAAGTGTCTATGAGTATGAGAATCCTCCTTACGGCGGTGCTATATCAGGTGTAAATGAAACACCTGAACCTACAGGTTCTATACCTTGGGGAACTTCAGGACCAGATGCACCTTTATACAGTGCAGATTCAAATCCTTTTGTTATGAAAGGCAATCAATCAGAAAATATAAATAATCCAATAGGTGCTTATGTTACTACCTTCTCTGTAAACGCTCCGCCCCCGCCTCCTGATCGTCCTGTATTTTCTATGGTACCTTTCTTATCCGTAGCTGAAACAGAGCCAGTTGAATCTTTATTAGATATATTTTTTGAAACGTCGTTATCTGGAAATTTAGCAGAATTAAATGCTTTAGTTGATTCTGAGTATGGAGGATTAACAAGTTCTAATTTTGCAGCTGCTGACTTTTTTGAAAATGCAGCAATTTCAACTATAGTAGGAACACCTTTCCAGTTTTTAGACGGCGCAGGGACTGCTATAAATGCTTCTCTTGTTAATATAGATAGTATAAGTATAATAGATGGAAATAATATAGCTTCAGATCCTAATAACCTTCCTTTTACGATAACACAAAACGGAACAAGTTTTGAAATTAAAACTAACACTACATTTTTTTATGATACCACTGTAGATTTAGGTTATACAGGCGTATATACTATAACAGCTAACACAACTTATACTAGTGGTGCTGGAACTTTTCCTGACACTATAATATTACCAAAGATATCGTTAAAAAATTCAGCTCCTGTAATAAGTGCATTTACACAACCTACAAATAGAACAACGCAAGCAAACCAAATTATAATAAATACATTAGCAGCTGTAAACGGTAGCGCAAAAACAAGTGTTAATACTCGAGAATTAGCATGGTCATTAGATCCGAGTAGAACAGATTTTTCTATAGATGAAAATACAGGTGATTTAACTTCTACTGAAGAATTAATTGACGATACGCTTTACAATGTGATAGTCAAGGTAACTGATCTTAATGGTAATGGCTCACCTAATGAGTTATCAGATACAGCAACCGTAACTTTCCAAGTTGGAGAACCTAGAGTAAACAGAGCTTTATGTGAAGGAAGCGGAGGGGCTTCGTTTACACCGATTACTACTTGTGGAGATAATTTACAAGTCCAATTTTTAAAGAGTAGCACGCTAGTTAATTTGGGGCCGCAAACGGTAGTAGGTCCGTCGAAAACAGTAACATATCCAGCTACAAGTAAAATAGACGGAAACATTTATAATGTACTTGCTAAAAATGATGGAAGTGCATCATTGCCTCCGGTAACACATACAACAGGAGCTCTGGAACAAGGAGCGGTGGCTATAACATGTACTCTTACTAATGCAGGCGGTAGTGCAGGGCAAGAAGATGATATTATTGGATTTACGATCCAATATAAACCTATTGGATCTGGTAGCTGGAGTCAAGCTACTGAGCTTATAGGTGGAGAACAAGAGTTTGTATACAACGAAGAATTACAAGTAGGAGTTGATGCTGCTGTTTCTATAACAAAGATTTTTAATGTTGCTGGAGAATATAGGGTTTTAACCACAACAATAACTGGTGGCCAATGCTCTTTAGGTCCTCCAGATGATCAATTCACTAAGTTTACAGTTGATTTTGAAGATGCGAATTATCCTAGATCAAATCCGAGTAATTCATGTACTGATGCTCCGTTGTAATAAAAGAAAAAAACAAGTAATAAATATAATATGCCAATAACATTAGAAGTAGGATATTTTAACTCATTTTACATGAAGAGATTAGCTGATCTTCCTATAGGTAATGGTGAAACAGGAGCTACAAATTATACAACTCCAACCACTAGCATAGTGCAAGAAGATTGGTATATAGAAGAGTCTAGAATACGAGGAGGTTATAATAATGTATCAACAGATTTAGGTGTAAAAGCTTATATCGTAGAAGATAACGATGCACAACAACGTAGAAAAAATTCATTAATATATTCAGGAGTATTTAATTCTAGAACAGGTGTAAACCAGTCTAATCAATTTAGTACAGCTGAAGAAACAACTAGAAGTGTTGATCCAGCCGGGGGAAGTATACAAAAGCTTTATGCTGAAGATACAAACTTAATAATATTTCAAGAGGATAAAGTAAACAGAGCTTTAATAGACAAAGATGCAATATATTCAGCAGAAGGATCTGCTATAACAACTACAGCTAATTTAGTTATAGGTCAAATAGTCGCTTATGCTGGAGAATATGGAATATCAACTAACCCAGAATCTTTTGCTGTTTACGGATATCAAAAATATTTTGCTGATCGTAATAGAAACGCTGTATTAAGATTATCTAGAGATGGTATAACTGAAATATCTAACTACGGAATGATCGATTTCTTTAGAGATAAGTTATCTTTAGTTGGAACAACTGGAAAAATAATAGGTTCTTACGATATATATAATAAAAATTACATAATATCTTTACAAGAAGCTAATAATAATAATTACAATACACTAGGTTTTGAAGAAGCCACTAATGGTTGGATTAGTTTTTATGACTACAATCCAAGTAGCGGGTTTAGTTCGCAAGGTCAGTTTTTCACAACCAACGGTACATCGGTATGGAAACACTATTCTACCGCTGTTAATAGAAGTAATTTTTACGGTACAGATAATAAGTCTTCTGTTAAACTAATATTAAATCCTGATCCTACAAGAGTAAAAACATTCAAGACAATAGACTATGAAGGCACGAGCGGATGGGAAGTTATATCTTTAATTTCAGATGATACAGGTACAGATTTTGTCAACGGAGTATGGGTTAATAATAGTGAGAAAGGAACTAGCACTGCTGATCCAGCAACTTTTACTATAACAAACGGTGGAAGCGGGTTTTATGTTACAGGTAACAATGTAGGTACTTCAACAGATGGATTTGGTGTTGGAATGAAAGTCAATATAGTTGTAGGCGGTGGCGGTGGTGTAAGCCAAATATCTATAATTGATCCTGGATTTGGATATCAGCCAGGAGATGTGCAACAAATAGACATAAATAGCGGAAGCGCTATTGGAGTTTATGCTACATTTGTATTAGATACATATACTAACATATATAGTAGAATTTATAGTTACAATGAAGGTTTATATTTTGAAAGCAATATTCCTTATAGAGCTGGGTTTGATAGAAAACAAAACAGATATGTTGCCCCTATATTAAATAATTCACCAAACCCTTTACCTGGTCAAGTATTATCCGGACCTAGTAATACAGGTATAAAAGCTTATTATACAACAGTAACAATGCAAACAGATACTACTACAAATCCAGGTGGATTAAAAGAGTTGTTCGCAGTAGGATCAACATACGGAAGATAAAAACAAATAACATGATAGAATTTTTAGAAATATTTTTATTTGGGCAAGGTAATGTCCAGCAAGCGCTTGTTCCAATAGGAGTTGCTATTGCGGGCGCTGCGCTTAATGTAATTGGCGGTATTATTGGAGGAGGTGCAGCTAAAAAAAGAGAAAGAGCAGCTAGAAGAGAAAAAGCGCGACTTACTAGAAAGTTAAATTATTTAGAAAACAACAGGCAAGCAATAATAAACCCCGCGGACGGAGTTTCAAATTTAAGCGGGCTAGCGCAAGATTTAAGCGGACAATTAACAAATCCAATGGCTAACCTAAGTGTAGCAACACAAGCTGCTGAAATACAAATTGAACAAGCTGATATAGCACTAGCTAATACTTTGGACACTATAAGAGCAACAGGAGCAGGGGCTGGAGGAGCTACGGCTTTAGCGCAAGCGGCTTTAGCGAGCAAGAAAGGAGTTTCAGCAAATATAGAACAACAAGAAGCTCAAAATGAAAGACTAAGAGCTCAGGGAGAACAACAATTGCAACAGCAAAGAATGGCCGAACAACAAAGAGTTCAAGGTTTGCAAATCAGCGAAGGCGGTAGAGTGCAAGGAATGGAAATGCAAGGTAGACAATTTGAATTTCAAACACAAGAAAACAGAGAAGATGCTAAATTAGATAGAGTTTCCACTCAACTAGCAGGAGCACAAGCAAGACAGGCTCAGGCAGCTTCAGACAGAACAGGAGCTATTACAGGTGCAATTGGAGGCTTAACTTCTATTGCGGGTGCATATTACGGAGCAAAATGATCATAAAAAATTAAAACATGAGTTATAGAAATCCAAAACAAGTAGTAGACACACAATCAGGACAGTATGTTAGAGATATGCTTAAATCTGTTACTAGTTCAGCTGTTGGTGCAATAAAAACACAGCAAGCAAAAGAGGAAAAAAGACAAAAAGAATTAAGGGAAAATGAAGAACAGAATATAGCTTTTTATAGAAAAACTATTCAAGCTCAAGCAAAAATAGCTAATAGCGCCAACGCAGAAGATGTTAAAAATAGTGGAACTGACTGGGCTAGTGCTATCATGGAAGGTATAGATGAGTATGGTGAATTATATATGAAGTCTCTTAAATATCCTTTACAATTTTCAGCTGAAGATACTTTAAAAATGTCTTCTTTGGCTAATATGGGAACTCAAATTAAACGGCAAGCAGTAGAAGATCAAGCTGATATGGACACACTTCAAAGCGGTTTTGAAGCAGGGCCTGGTCAATATGGAGGGTTTGGTAAGTTTGTAAATAAAGATATTATAAAAAGATTAGCTATTCAGGGTAAACTAGGTGCAACCCCTGGTAGCTCTGTTGGTTCATTCTATAATGACCCAAAAACAGGTGGGTTAATGACTAAAGTTACGTCTTATGATGCGGATGGAAACAAAATAGGTACTAATGCTAACGGAGGGAATATAACGGATTATATAGTACCTAATCCCACTGAAAACA